AACTCTATGAAATTTATTATTTGAACCCTCAAGTGTTGTTGGATTTTGCCACCATTTTTTTATTGCTTCTTTCTTTTCTAAATAATCAGCAATTTTCTTTTCTTTGTATAATATATCAAATTTATTAAAAACCTTTTCTAAATCTTTAATTATTTGTTTGTATATTGTCATGTTAACCTCTTATTATTATTATTATTAGTATTAAACCTATATTGTTTTCTAGGTTAATCAACAAAAAAATTAAAAAGGTTTGTAAAAAATTTAAATTTATAATAGTATTTCTCTGTTAACCTTTACTACTATTCAGTTTCTAATAAACGAAATAATATTAAAATAGTGGTAAAATCTACATTTATTATTATTATGGGGGTAAATTTAGGTTTATCCCCTTTAATGACTAAAGAATCAGACATACAAATCGCATCAAATGAATATTTAAGGTATTTATCATCAACATATTTTTTTAGGCATTATCATATCGCTAACGAGGGAAGGCGATCTGTTTCTTATAATGTTAAATTAAAACGAATGGGAATGAGGTCTGGAGCACCAGATATATTAATTGAATATCCAGAGGGAAAAATTTTATATATAGAACTTAAAAATGAAAAAGGCAAATTATCGCAATCACAAAAGTTATGGAAATTACAATCTTCAGCATTAAAAACACCTCATTATGTGGTAAAAGGTAATATAAATGATTGTTTAGATCAGATTAAAAGAATTGTGCATAATCATATACCAAAAAGAATATCCCAGAAGTAACCAAATAAATATTTTAGGTTTTTGTTGATTTAATTTTGATTTAATATTACCAATTAAGAGTAATAATAAATGGAGATTAATATGTATATTGACGAAAATTCAAAACCAAAAGAAAAATTAAAGGCTTGGTATCTTTTTACAGAAGATTTTATTGCAGGCACACAACATCTTACAAATGAACAGATAGGTATTTATATTCGTTTACTATGTTGGAATTGGAATAAAAGATGCTGTGGTATTCCTAACGATAAAGATATTTATTACAGAATAGGCAATTGTATAACAGATAAAGAACGTGTTTCATGTGAAACGATTATCAAAGAATTTTTTGTTGAGGTTCAAGGCATTTATCAGAATGAAAGACAACTTCAAGAATTTCTTTATATTACCAAGAGAATAGAAGCTTCAAAGGTAAATGGGAAGTTAGGTGGCAGACCAAAAAAACCTAGCCAAAACCCCCCTACCACTACCACTACCACTACCTCTATTTCTAAAAAAGAAAATCTTTTTGATACTTTTTGGGAAAAAATTAAAAACAAAGTTGGAAAAGGTACAGCATTTAAAAATTACATGAAAATAGAAGAAGAATGGTATTTCAAACCATTAGATTTGGCAATAATGTATAATAAATATTATGATTCTATAGAAGATAAAAAATTTGCAAAACACCCAGCATTTTGGTTATCAGATAAACGATATTTAGATGAAACACCAAGTCAAAATAACGATAAAATTGATGAATATAGTTT